ATGAAAAATATAAATCTTATTAAACATTTTAAAAATATTGAAAACATCAAAAAAAAGCGTTTAGCGCATAAAAAGGCTAATGAAAGAGCCTTAAAACTTTTTAACCAAAAAGGTTACAGGGATTTCATCTCTAAAGTCAAAAGCAAGAAACAAAGCGATGATGCAATTTTAGAAAATTTAGATCTAAGCTATCTTAACGCTGGCATTTAATAAGGATTAGATCATGTTGATGAATGAAAGATTTTTTAAAGTGATCCCGGCAGTGTTGTTTTTGTTTTGCTTGTTGCAAATTTTTGAACTGGTTTTAATCATTAACATCATGAACAAAACCGAAAAATTAGAAGCCGTAATTGTGAATAATTTGAAGGTGTTAAAAAGCATTACAAATAGATGAGCATTTAGAAGGCATGCAGTTAGAATATTTTGAAGATAAAGGAGAAGCTTAGGATTAGATAATGCAACATTCTTTAGTTTTAGGTTTTGAAATCTCTAAACTCATACCGTATTTGTTGGTGCTAATAATCGGCTTGTTTGTGGGTTTTTTATATGCTTTAAGAACCATTAAGAGAGAAGATTTTAAAAATAAGACTGAAAAAGCCATTTACTTTATTCAAGGCGTTGGATCGAGCATGCTGATCACATGGATAAGTTACGAAATTACGAATTATTTTTTTCAATTACCTCAAAGCCTATGCATAGCAATAAGTGGAGGCGTGGGATATTTAGGAGCAGAGAGTGTGAGCGCTTTAGCGTTAGATAGTCTAAAAAAAAGGTTGTGAAATGGATTTGAAAAGTTTAGAAAACGCTTTGAATAACGGGAATTTCAAAGAGCAGGTTTATTCTAGTTTAGAGGGGATTTATCAAATTTCTAAGGTTTTAAACCAATTAGACATTTTGAAAAACTTTGCTGAACACGATTTAGAAATAATAGCAAACATACAAGCAATTAAAAACGCATTAGCAGGCTATGAAACAAGCGAGCAAGAACTAAAAGCACAAATTAACGCTTTAAGATTAAGTTTAGAAACTAAAAAGCAAGAGTTAGAAACGCTATTGAACACGCAATTACAAAGCGTGGGAGTTAGCGAAAAAGAAAAACTAACGCAAGCAGGAAGCGAAATTAAAAATAATCTTGTAGCTGAACTCACAGAAGCTAAAAATAATCTAGCGTTGGAATTAGAAAAATTGAAAGCTAACACGCAAGACCTATTAAACACGCCAAGAATGCAAGGCGTGAATGTTAAATTTTTATGTTTTTATGTTTACGGCCGCCAAACATTTTTTAAAAACGAAAGTGATGAATTTAGGGAATTGTTTGAGTTTGGTAATATCACGCTCAAAAACAATAAAAGCTATATCGTGCAATTTAGCATGCCTTATGAGTTATATACGAATGGGCTTTATAGCGAAAGCATGGGTGAAATTGTGTTGTGTTTGAAATCTCATTCTAAAGTCTATCCGATCATCAATAGCTTTTATCAAAACAAGACCTCTAAATTATTCAGTAATAAAATCGTAGAAGATTATAGGGTTAATAGCCCGTTCAAGACGCCAAGCGAACAAGCAGATTATAAAATAGCGTTATTCGCGCGCAGAATTAATGGTTTGTGGGTGAATGTGAATTACACGAGCAACACGCAAGGTTTTGAAGTGGGGTTTTTGAATAACGCAAGATTTGTTAACCACACCACGCACAGCCTACCGACGGATTATAATAACGACTGGTTGTTTTACAAGCATTCTCAAGCGTTAGTTTATGAGATTTTAGAATGAAGCTTTTATTTTTAGCGCTTGTTGTTAGCGTTAGCTTTAATGCATGCGCTAAAAGGATCATCTATCACGAGGTGAAAGTGCCGATTAAATGCGATATTGAAATACCATCGCGACCGAGCGAACATTTAGAAACATTAGAATATTTGCGAGCGTTATTGATTTATATTGAAATTCTAGAAAACGATTTGAAGTTTTGCACAAAAAAACATAACCCTTAAAATCACGCCTTGATTACGATTAAATACCAAGAAACAAAGGAAGTTAATGTATTTAGTCCTATTAGAAAGAAAACACGATTTAAGGCCGCTTGTAAGGAAAGACAAGAAAGAAAGCGGCATGTTAGGGAGATTTAGAGTGTTTGAAAGCACGCATGATCAAGGTATAAGCGATGAAGCGATCCTAAAACACTATAAAAATAAAGACGCTTTATTTAGTTGTTTCTCCTTAGAAAACAGCGGAGAGCCAACGGATACGCCCAATTTAGATAAACCGATCATCGCTAGGGATTACAAATTAGCATGGAGCGATACGAGTTGCACGGTGCCTAAAGAATACCAAAACAAAAAATGCAATAACCAACGCCATGAAGTGTTACAACTTGTTAATCCTGATAATAAGGATTTCAAAAACCGAAAAATATTAATTCATGTAGGAAATAGCGCGCATGATACTTTAGGGTGTGTTTTGTTAGGGATGCAACACGATGAAGAGATGATTTATAAAAGCAACGAAGCGGTAAAAAAGTTTTTTGATTTAGTCAAAGACAAGGGCGTTAATCAATTTTTGTTTAAGGTGATTGATAGGGCTTAAAATGGACACAACACGATTCATAAGGAATTTTGTTTTATTTAAAGAAGCCTTGCAAAAGCAAAATTTCACTAACAAAGAGCTCAACGCTTTAAGCATGCAAGGAGCGTTACAGTGCGAGCAATTAGCCCTTCAAGAACAAGAACATGCGTTGCAGATAGAACAAGCAAGAGCAAAAATGCAACTGGATTTTTTAAGCTTGCAATCTAGCTTACAGGCCCAAAAAGCAAGCACACTAAACACGCTTATACAATGCCAGAGCATGATTAAATCTTTAAAAGACAACGCCTTTATTAATAGGGCTAATGTTTATGTGAGCCTGTTACAAGTCCAAGCTAATGCGCCAAGCGGTGTTACAAAGGATAATTTTGATAATGTTTTAAAAATGATTTTAGAAATAGGCAAGGAATATGGCGATAAGGAACAGACTGACGAACTGAAAACGATTTTAAATGATTTGAGTAACGAATTAGAGAAGATTAATAAAGATAGTGAAATGAATCAAATACAGCTTTTTAGCGATAAGTTAGAAGTGTTAAAGAATGCGCCGGCTAGATTGTGGGGGTTTTCTACTTTAAATAATGCTATAGAGGGCTTTTATAATGAAAATGATGAAATAATAGCGAGCGGTAGCGTGTGTTTGTTTAGAAGCGGTGAAGTAGGGAATCACACTATTTCATTTAAAGCTCAAAAAGCAGACAAGATAATGATTAAAAAGATCACTATTAGTGTTGTAGAGAATTCTCTACAAAACGGAGCGTGATTTCACCTTTTGAAAGGCTTTTAACATGGCGTATTACGAGAATATTACAGCAGGGCGCGGGGCGATTGATAGTTTTGCAAACGCTCTAAACAGCCAAAGGTTTGCAAATTTGATGCTCAATGAAACGATAAGCAATTTTTCTAACAACATCACTAGAGCGGGAGCATTGTATGACGAAGCTAGGATCAGAGAAGACGCCTTAAAGTATCAACGGATGCAAGATTTTTTCATTAACAAACGCAAAGATGAAGCGTTTGAATTAGAAAAAAAACAAGCGGAATTAAACATGGATTTTGCTAAAAGACGACAGCGCATGAGTGAAGAAATACACAAGCAAGAAAAAATACTAAACGATCACAGAGCGAAAGCGATGGGACAAGAAAACCGACTAAACGAAAGTCATTTTAAATGGCTAATGGAGGTAATACCAAACAATAAAGCGATCGTAGCAAATAATAAAGCTAACAACACGCCAATAACGCCAATAACGCCAAAGAAAACCATCACTAAAAAAGAATTTCAAGCGTTTTACGCTAATCCTATGTTTAGATACTAATGCCTTATCATTTGATTTTTAAGGTTTTTAGGGGGATTATGCCTTATATTATCATCGTTTTTTTGTTAATTTTGAATAGCAACCTGAAGGTTAAATTAGTGTTAGCGAACGAAAGGCTAAACACTAACGAAGCGCATTTGATTAAACAAAATGAAATTATCCAAACACTAGAATTAGAAAGCCAACAATACAAGGCTAACAAGCTTTTAGAAACAACAAGAATTAAAAACAAATACCATAAAATACACATCAAAGACAACACATGCGAAGCGAAGTTAGAAAGCTATGAAGCCCTAATAAACGCATTCAAAAAAAATAACCCTTAAAAAAATTTTTCATTTTTCATAAAATCTTTTTTCAAAGATAGCAAGGAGTGGAAAAATGAAACTCTATAATAAGATACAAGAACTGGTTAACGAAAGCGAATCGCTCAAACAAAAAAATAATGAAGTGTTAAACTTAGCGAGGAATGAATTAAGCGAACTAGTCAATACTAAAGCTAATGAAAATTTAGAAAGCTTAAAAAACACCTTTAAATACTATTTGAACGGCCAATTAGTAGAGATGCCTTTAATCGTAAAAAAAAATGTTAAGGAACTTGTGAATAAGCAAGCGCTGATCGCAGAAGTTAGAAACGAACTTTTAAGCCAATTTGACAAGCAAGCGATCACTAACGCTTTAAAGCAAGAAATCAAAAGCGAAATTAAAAGCGAATTAGCTAACCTTTTAAGCGATGGCGAACTAAATAGCGAACTAAAACAGGCTAAAAACGAAATCATAACCAAAACCACGAACGAAACCACAAACGCACTAATAAGCAAGATTTTAGGGATTTTAGAAAGCAAATTAAACGCTATCACTGAAAGCGTGATTAAGAATTTAGATTTTAGCTTTTTGGCTGCACAACCGAAAGCGTTTTATAGCGCGATTAATCAAAATTTAAAAGAAATGTTTTTAAAAGAGCTTGAAAGCGAGTTTTTAAAGAATTTCATTAAAGAAAGCATTGAAAGCACTTTAAAAGAAGCCGAGAAACTCAAGGCTTTAAAAATAGCGGAATTAAAAGCGTTGTGCTGCTTGCAGGTAACGCTAGAAAGCCACAAGGTGCAATTATTACAAAACGCTTTAATGTTAGAAGCGGAGATTTTAAACCATAAGATGAAAATAGAAAACGAAATCGCTTATAATGAAAAAAGAAAACAGCTTATAGCAGATGGCCAATTAGAAGATGAATCGTTTAAACAATTTAAATTTAAAGTCATTTGAGAGGAAAATAAGAGATGAACGAAAACGAATTGACAGAAAGCGAAATTTTAGAAAATCAATTCAAAAAACAAAAACAAGCGCATAATAATAGCGTTGTGCTAGAAAGCTTGAAACAAGACAAAGAACAAGCGCATAATAATAGCGTTGTGTTAGGAAGCTTGAAACAAGACAAAGAACAAGCGCGTAATAATAGCGTTGTGTTAGAAGAATAGCCGAACTATATTTCAACAGGTGTGAAATACCTAGACAATAAGATCAAAAACAGAAGTTTGAGTGCTTTTGATTATTACATGGCAAGAAAGTATTTAGGCATGGATTTGAATGTGAATTTAAATGGGAATTTGAATATAACAAGCGAAAATCAAACAAGAGTGAAGAATTTAACGAGCGCAACAAGTAAAATTTATGATGGCATTAAGGCTTTAAATTTGGGCGACAGGCTGATAGAAAAAGCGCAAGATAACAGCGGGATTTTTAGCGCGCTTAGAAGGTTTGCTAATGAAAAAACTAACGGATTTTACGGTTTGAGTAGCGATGAAGCAGAGACCGTGAACGCCTTAAAAAATTATTCCTATTCCACAGCAAGGCAGATGGGCGGACAGCTCACTAATCAAAAAATCAAAGACGCGCAAGAGATGACGAAGTTTGGTTTTAGAAGCAAAGAAGAGAACACCGCAAGATTAGGAGAAAATCAAGGACGACTGATTCAAATTTTAGAACAAGATATAAATAATTTAGAGAGTTTAGGAGGCAAAGTGCCTGGAAGCGTGATTTTAGAGATATTAAAACATAAAAAACGCCTTGAACACATTCAAAAAAATCAAGGCAAAATTAAATTAAAAGAATACCAACAAATCAATCCCTACAGCGAACCTGAACAAGATGACGGAAAATAAAAAAGTAAATAAAGCTTACCCAAACGACTTTAAACTTAAAGTGAAAAGATACTATGAAAGGAGCTTAGAATCTAAACAAAAGATCGCTTCAAAATTCGGCATTAGTAACAGGACCTTAGCGTTATGGGTGATGGATGGGGAGTGGGAAAATAAGGTTATTTTAAAAGAGATACGGGCCATGTATGAAACGCATGGGATGAGCATCAACGCATTAAGTAGAAAGTATGGCGTGAGCGTCAATTTAATAAGAAAGTTTAAGATACGGGACAAATGGGAAAAGAAAAAGATCACTAACGAAGCCGCCGCAGTTTTAGAAGACAAGCTGACAACGGACAAAATGGGTTTATTTTTAGACACTAAAAAAGAAGAAGTAAAAGAAGTTTTAAAACAAAGTTTAGAAAACTTAGACCTTGACCCCGTGGTAGTGGAAGCGATAGCTGAAACCAGTAGCGATGAATTGATTTTGAAAGCGATGAACACCGCCTACATTAAAAAACAGATTTTATTTTGCGCTATCGTGGCAAGAGGTGAGCTAATTAAGATGGTGAAAAGAGCAGGCGATAAAGTGAAAGACAATATGAGCATTATCGTAGCGGCCGAAAAGGTTTCTAAACTATTTATTGACGCGGGAGTTTCGTTATTTGGCAAAGAGCAGATCCAAGCGATAGAAATTAAAGAGAATAGCGACTATAGGCAAATGAATATATCCGAACTTATAGCACTAGCGAACGCTGATGAGAATGTAGATTAG